CCGCCGAAGCCATAATCCTTATCCATGGTTTTCCCTCCTTTCTGGGTGGAATGAAATTTGATAGGCGCTTTCGCGCGGTATCACTTGCCGATCTGGCCGACGAGCTCGCCGACCGTCTTGTTTTTGTTTGCCTCGAACCACGCCTCAAAGCCTGGCTGCGAGGCCAGGAAGCTAAGCACCATCTGCGGGCTCTGCCCCTGCAGCGTCGTCTTCGCTGTCTGCAGCAGACCGTTCAGCAGCTTGTTTCCCCCGCCGTTTCCGCCCATCAGGGCCATAATCGGATTTTGCATTGAGCTTTCCCTCCAGTTCTTCGATTTTCCCGGCCATGCTCTGCAGGCCGGCCGTGATCTGTTTCAGCTGCTCCTGCAGCTGGTTTGCCGCCTTTTCCTCTTCTGTCGGCTCCGAAAAGATCCGGAACCGCGCGATGGTCTTGGCCGCCATGCTGTCCGTGCGGATGTAGTACAGCAGGTTCTCGGTCTCGTGCAGCGCGAGCGCGTTGTCGTTCGGCTGCATCTGCAGGTTGTTGATGCTGGCCTCGCTGGCCACGGTCAGCACGCCGAGCTTCGGCGGCTGCGGCGGCAGCTGCGGGCCCTGCGGCCGCGGCATGGGCTGCAGCTGGATCTGCTGCGCGCCGTCCATCTCCCAGCGGCCCGTGTACGGGTTGTACGCCATGCGGTATCGCCCCTTTCTGCTACCATTCTAGCGTTTCCCCGTCCCCGCTGGGGGGCATTTGTGTACCATTTGTGTACCATTTGTGGGACATGTGGGCATAGAAAAAGCGCCATGAGCCGTTGCTCATGGCGCTTTTTCTTTGTCCGTTTTCCCTGCCAGGCGGCGGGCGGTGTTGTAGATGTGCGGCAGGCGGCGGGAGATTGTCTTGCGGTCGATGCCGATTTCACCGGCCGCGTCCATCTGCGGGAGCCTGCGCACAATATAAAGTCTCACAATCTGCTGATCGATCACGTCCAAAAGTCCCTCGTCAGTGACGCGCTCCCAGTCGCTGCGCGTGAGGTGTTCCAGCTCCTTCGGCAGAGCCAGCCGCGCAGTTATGCTTTCGTCACTCCCTTCGGCCCGCCGTCCTGGCAGGTTTTATCTCATGGCAGCAGCCAGTTTTTTCAGGAGATCATCGCCGTACTTGTAGTCGGCGAGATATTTGATCGTGTTGTCCGCAAGTCCTGCCTTTGCCTTGATGGTCTTCTTGGCGTCCTCGACGGCCTTATCGACGGTTTCCGTGTCGTAGTCCACCCACGGGAGCTTGCCGTGCTTCTTCCATACACGGCTGTTGTAGCCTCCCTTGACGCCGATGTTGCCGACGCCGGTGATCTGCACGCCATTATCCCAGATGGGCGTACACTCAACGGCCAAGCCGTCTCCGATGTACAGGCCCCAGTGTCCGGGCATCCACAGGCCTTCGCCGGGTACGAGCTTATCCCAGCCGGACGCGGATACGTCCTTGCACTTGGCGATCATGCCGTCGGCAGAGACGTCCGGGACGGCGTTTCCGGCGTAGCGGGCGCCGCCGTGGTAGGCATTTTTGTTGCCGTTCCAGCCCCACAGGATCCCCTTTGTGAGATTCACGCAGTCAAAGCCAAAGTAGCCCTTTCCGATCAGCCTGCGGAATCTGGCCTGCTTTGCGGCGTCGTACCAGTCCGGGTATTGCTTTGCCTTCTCAGTGATGATCCCATCCGTGACCGGAGAGCCGAAGCAGCCCCACATGTACACGGTTTTGTAATTCTTTGCAACGTCGATGTGCCGCCTGACGAGCTCGGAGGCTTTCATGATGCTCATTTCTGCGCGTCCTCCTGCGGTTTGCTTGCCGCATCGATGGCGTCCTGCGCTTTCTGGCTCTGTGTGCCAAAGTAAAACGCGATCACGACGGTGTACACCATCATAAAGTCCTGCGAGATCTTCCCGGCGACTGCCATGTACGCAAATACCGCCGTCAGCACCAGCGTGACGATGGATTTGACGCTCAGCAGATTGCCGAGCCGCTTCTTGATGTTTTCCATATGTATGCTCCTTTCAATCTTTCAGCACGATCTCCGCGATGCGTGCTGCCGCTTCCGGGCCGTATTTTTCGGCCCATTTATCCATGTACTTCTGCGCGTACTTCGCGCGGTTCTCGTTCTTTGCCTTCCAGAGATAGAATCCGCTGGAAGCTGTTGTTTCAGCCAGCACCGCAAGCGTGATCTCCGTCAGGTCTGCGCCTGCCGCGCAGGCGATAATGAGCGCGAGGCTGACGAGCGCGCTGCAGATCAGCCACTTCTTGCTAAACTCCATTGCGTTCGCACTGCGCCTCCAGCTGGTGCAGGAACTTTTTCACGTCTCCGTTCCCGCCCATCTTTTTATACTTCTCTCCGGCAATCAGACGCTCGGCCATTGGCATTTCCTCCGACATGATGGTCAGCCGGAGAATTGCGAGATACTGCTCGTCCTGATGCTCCTGCATTTTCCCGAGCTTTTTGTTGATCTCTGTAAGACGCTCCTCCTGCGTTGTGGCCTTGCCGCGCTTTTTCTGTATCGCGCTGACGACGGCATTGACGACCGCCGTCAGCGCGGACGAGCCGAGCACGGCGCAGACGAGCGTGACGATGATAGTCTTGGTGTCCATGTTTTTCTCCCTTCTGCCTTGACCGTCAGCGTCCCGTCGCGGTGATCCGTGATCGGGCCTGCGCGTGCGTCATCGTCAGCGTAATGGACTTGGACGCGCGCCCGTCCCAGTCGCGGTCGATCAGCCTTCCGCTGATGTATGCCGGATATTCATTCTCCTGTACCTTCAGATAGATCATTGCCTCTCCCCGTCTCTCCTTTCCTTAAAAGCACCATGCCGCCGCGATGCCGTCCACCTCGGACGCGACGCTCCAGTCCGCGTCACCGCTCCATCCCGTTCTGCAGAAGCAGGTGGTGCTTCCGGTCCTCGGCGAGCGCAGATACCACGCGCGGTTTTTCTTCCGGTTCGCGGCCGTCTGGTAATACGCGTACTGCGTGCCCTCGCCCGGGTAGGAATGCGTCCGCGTGCCCTGCACCTCGATCTCCGACAGCAGGAACAGCGTGTCCTCCGTCGTGTCGATGGCCGAGCTCGCGCCGCCTGCCGTGGTCTTCTTTGTCACGGCCTTCATCGCAGTCACGACCTCTGCTGGCATTTTCGACTTTATTATCTTGAAACCACCAGTCGTCCGCAGCAGACAGTCTGCCCAGCCCCCAGTGTTGCTACCAGAGTTATTCATCTTGTACTCTGTCGCATAGCACGTGTGCATCTGGAACGTCAGCGGAGCCTTACCCGAGCCGTCGGCGTAGTCATCGTGGTTCTTGCCGATAATGTCGATTGCGTAGGTACTGTTGTTAATCGTCATGTTGCATCTGTCGCCGACGTTCCATGTGTTGGGAACTTGTTTCTCTTGACAGGCCTTAATAATTGCAGCCCAGCTGTTATTTCCGAACACGGGGTCGATCATGACCAAATCGACATTAGCTGTCCCAACCACAACATCTGCCGTCTTTGTTGTGCTTGCTGTCGCTGCTGTTACCGTCCATGTTCCAACCTCGTCGACTATCAACGTGCAGTTTCCACTCGCATCCGCCGTCCCAGAAACCGTCTTGTTGCCCTTCGTAGCCGTAACGGTTGCGCCCGCGCTAGTCGTAACGACGATCTGTAAGTCGGGCGTGCCCTCGATGGCCTGCACCGCGCTCACGAACCCATCCGGGAACGCAAGCTGTGCGGACGTGCCGCCCTTCGTGCGGATGGCGTCCGCAACCGCCGTCAGGTCAGCGTTCAGCTGCGCGGAATCTACTGCTTTATCCAATGCCATCAATAGTTTCCTCCTGTCCATTCTGGCAGCGCGGCAAGCACGTCCTGCACCAGCGCGGCCTTATCCGCCGCCGTAAAGTAATCCGTCCCCTTGACAGGCGTTGCGCCCGCAGGCCCCTGCGCGCCGGGATCGCCCTTGTCGCCCTTCTCGCCGCGTGAAGGCTTTCCCGTGTCAGTCGTCCCGAGATACCAGTTTCCGTTCTCGCCGATCGTCGGCGTCACGCCGTCGGCGCCCTTTGCGCCGGTCTCTCCTGGGTTGCCCTTTTCGCCCGGATTGCCCTGCGGGCCTTTGATGTTGACGCTGTCCGGGTTTGTTTTCCCGCCGTCGTTCGTCCAGCTGAGCGTCCCGTCCGCAGAGACCGACGGCGTGAATGTCGTTCCGGCCGCGCCGGTGTCGCCCTTCTCCCCGCGCGACGGCTTCCCGGTGTCGGTCTCGCCCAGATACCAGTTTCCATTCGTGCCGATCGTCGGCGTCACGCCATTTGCGCCTGGCGCGCCGTTGTCTCCGGCCGGACCCGTTGGCCCCTGAGGCCCCGTCTCACCCTGCGGGCCCGTAGGTCCTTGCGGTCCAGTCTCGCCCGGTTCGCCCTTTGCGCCGGGATTGCCTTTGTCTCCCTTATCTCCTTTCTCGCCGCGCGACGGCTTCCCGGTGTCGGTCTCGCCCAGATACCAGTTTCCATTCGTGCCGATCGTCGGCGTCACGCCGTCGGCGCCCGCCGGGCCGGTGTCGCCCGGTTCGCCCTTCGGCCCCTGTTCGCCCGGATCTCCCTTGTCGCCCTTTGCGCCCTGCAGCGGTCCGTTGTTGACCCACGCATTCGTCACGCCGTCGTAGATGTAAATGTCATAAGGCGCAGCCGCGCCCACGCCGTATGCGTCTCCGACCTCCGGATTCTTGACCGACGCCTGCAGCGCGGAGACCGAGCCGTAATAGCCCTTGACCGTAAAGCCCGTTCCCGTATCGCCCTTCGGGCCGGTCGGGCCTGCCGGGCCCTGTGGGCCGGTCTGCCCCTGCGGGCCGGTTTCTCCCTGCGGGCCAGTCGCGCCGGTGTCGCCCTTGTCGCCTTTCTCTCCCTTTTCGCCGGGCTCTCCCTTCGGGCCAGTGTCTCCGGTCGCGCCCTTCGGGCCTTCCGCGCCGGTCGCGCCGGTGTCGCCCTTCGGCCCCTGCTCGCCCTGCGGGCCTGTCTCGCCCTTTGGCCCCTGCGAGCCGGTTTCTCCCTTCGGGCCCTGCGCGCCGGTGTCACCCTTCGCGCCGGTGTCTCCCTTCTCACCCTTGACGGTCTCGACGTTGAAGTCAAATGTCTTCCCGTCTGAAAGCGCGATCGTGTACGTCGCCGTCGTCCCGCTCTGCGATTTCTTCGTGATCGACGTGATGCTCGCGCCTGCCGCTCCGGTGTCGCCCTTCGCGCCCTGCGGCCCTGTCTGCCCCTGCGGGCCGGTCGCGCCGGTCTCGCCCTTCGGCCCCTGCGGGCCCATGACCGAGCCGAGGTCTATCACGCTGCCGTCCGTCAGCGTGAAAATCAGCTTCCCCGCGTCCGTGACCTCCACGGCCTTTACCCCGCGGGAGATCAGCCCGCCGATCGTCACCGTGATCTGATTCGGAATTTCTACCCTCATACCTGCTCCTTACTCCACGAACGCCCGATTCCCGCTCGCCAGCGTCGTCTTGTCGCCGTGCGTGTACCGGATATCGTAGGTGTACTTTCCCTTCGTGAATTTTGCCGTGACCGTCGCGTCGAAGTTCAGCGTGACCTGGTCGTTCTCCACCTTTGCAAAGCTGAACGTGTGGACGGTCTGCCGCGTATCGTCCAGAAACACGACCGCCATGCTGTCCGTCGTCCCGATCGTGACGGCCTCGCCGTCCTGGTCCTTCAGGTCGAACCGCAGCACGATCGAGAACGTGTCTCCCTCGTACCATCGCAGCACCCCTTTGTCGATCCTCGGGCTCGGATAAGCCCCCGGAATTGGCGTCGCCATACCGCATCCCTCCTTTTCATCCAGTGTAGCAGACCCCCGCGCCGGATTCACCCCACGCGCACCTTTCCCCTTGCCATTCCCTCCCGCCGGTGCTATACTGGTTCCATCAAATACAAGGAGGCTTCCCCATGCTCGACGAAAAAGATATTGAGAAAATCCAATCCATGATCGACCAGGCCAAAGACGACATGCTCAAGCAGTCCGCAGCCAACACCCGCGTCATCATCGAGAGCAGCGTCATGAAGAAGCTGGACCTCCTGATCGAAGGCCAGCAGGCCCTCCGTGAGACGCTCGCACCGAAGAGCCGCGTCGAAGAACTCGAAGAAGAGGTCTCCTTCCTCAAATCCGTCGTCCACCTGCACAGCCAGCGCCTCGCGGAGCTGGAAAAAGCGCAGTAACTCCAAAACCGAAGGCCGGGGCATCCGCCCCGGCCTTCTTGTTTTACTTGTCCTTCTTCTCCTTTGCGGCATCCTTCACCCATTTGTCGATATCCTTGGATTTCTCCTTCCGGTTGAAGCCCAGCGCCGCGTAGATCTCGAGAAGCTTCTGCTTGAGCTTTCTCCGCTCCTCCGGCGTCGCGGCAAGGTACTGCTCCTTGTACGCCGTCGTGACCTCCCTGCTGAGATCCTTCGCCTCCTTCCCGTGCTCGAGGTATTCCTTCGCCGCCTCCTTGACGTCTCCGCCCGCCTCGATTGCGTTCAGGAAATCATCGTACATCTTGTAGTCCTTGTCGTCCGCCTTCCGGATCCACTCGCGGTACTTCCAGTACGCGTCGTCCTCGTTTTTGGCCCAGTCGTTGGCGACCATCCGCTGGATGGCCTTCTCCTGCGTGACCGTCCCGGCGACCGCCGCGTCGTGCAGCTCATCCCGGTTGTGGTTGTCCTCGGCCTCCGCGAGGTACTTCTTCATGAAGTCGATCTTGCCCTGCTCGTCGAGCTTGTCCATCTCCTTCTGCTGGTCCTCGTTGGCAAACACCTGATAGAAATACGCCGTCTTTGCCGTATCGCTGATGCTGTAGCTCTTGAGCAGCATCTTCTTGTCGTATTCCTTCTCGACGTTCTTGATCGCCTGCACGAACGTGTAGGTTTTCCTCTGGTCCTCGCCGCCCTCCGTGATTGCCTGATAGGCTTTCGTCTCCTTGACGGACAAAGACTTGAATCCATTTTCGATCCAGTCCTGCGCCTCCTGCGTCGCCGTCCTGCCGAACAGCACGCCCTGCGCCAGCTTCAGCGGCACATCGCCCGGCCGGTCTGTGTACGTCGGATATTGCAGCTGCTGCTCGCCCTCGTTGTTGAGCTTGTATTTGCCGCCGTTCACCACGGACATGATGCCCTGCAGGCTCTTTCGTGCCTGTCCGCCTCCCATCGGCAGCGCCGCATACGACAGCGGCTTCGAAAGCTCGTCTACCAGCACCTGCGCTTTCTTCTTCGTCGCCATGTCCTCTTTGCTCGACAGCAGCGCCTTGTTGACCTTCTCCATATCCGGGAACGCCGAGATGACCGCAATGCGGTTGCCCTGCAGGTCAAGACCTATCGCCTCGTCCAGCCCCGTCATTGCCAGCAGCTGCGTGTTCGGCATCTCGTCGACCACGCGGCTCGCAAAGCCCTTCCATACTTCCTCCGGCGGCTTCTTCTCCGTCGTATAATCCCAGTTCTTCGGGTTCACGCCGTACTCGGCCATCGCCTGCCACGTGTTCGGCACCTTGTACCCCGACACGTCGCCGACCGTATCGTTCAGCATGTCCAGCGGGTCCAGCGCCGGCCGCCTGCCAAGGATTGCTTCTGCCGCCTCATTATAGAGCCATGCGCCGATTGCGAATTTCAGCAGCGCCTTCACCAGAGCCAGAACGCCCTTCTTCCGTTCCTGCGGGCGCATGTCCTTGAAGATCCAACTCAATTCGTTGTTGACCTCCAGCTGGAACTGCGTGAACATCTTCACGATAGGGCTGCGCACCGTGTACATGAGCGGCGTCGCACCCTTGCTGCGGTCTGCCATGATGCCGGACGCGAACTGGTCGGCTTCCTCCAGCGCGCTCTGCTGCGACATGCCGCGCTGCATGTTTTCGATCACCCGTGCCCGGACGATGGACCCCGTCGTAAATCCATCGATCTTCTCCATCACCCAGCCCGCGATTTCAGACGCCTTATCCATGCTTGACTGTGAAAGTCCGTGATACCCGCTCCGGTTGTTGATGAAGACCGACTGCTGGTCCAGCCCGTCCGCCTGCACGTAGTTCGCCAGCGTGTACCACATGCCCTTCATCATATTGACCGTGCTCGTCTGCGCCCACGCCTGCGTCAGTGGGATGAAGTTTGTGACCGCCGAGCCGATATTCGCCGCGACCATGTTCGCGCCCACGCGCTGCTGAGCCTTCCGCATGAAGTTATAGATTTTCTGCGGGATGATCTCTTCCAGCTTCCTGTCAAGATCCGTGCGTTTCCCAGCCAGCACATTCGTGTACTGTGTCAGCCATGCCGCCATGTGCGACATTCGCGTCCGCCCATTCTTCGAAAGCTCATCGATCAGCTGCTGCTTCTGGTCCGGGTCAAGCGCGTCATTTGCCTTGATCGCGTCCATCTGCCGCCGGATGCCTTCGTCGCTCGCGCGGTAACGGATCTGCGTCTCCAGTGCCCGCATGCGCTGCACATCCTCCGTGTGGAAGATCACGTCGCTCGCCGTATCCAGATACAGATCAAGTCCCTTGATCGCATTGTACGCCGTCGCGTAGCCCAGCCGTTCGTTGGCATTCTTGAAATACCGGATGCCCGGACGGAATCTGGACGTCAGTCCGTTGATTGTCGTCGGCAGCGGTGAGACCGTCCCGGTGAAGCCCAGCTCCCGCCCAAACCGTGCAAGGATGCTCTCCTCATTTTCCGTGAAGTGCGGGAAGTAGCCGCGCCGGTAGGAGACCGGGTCATAGCCGAACTGCACGCGCACCTGGTTTATCATGTCGAGCAGCTCATCATAGATCTTATGGAACTCCGTGATCGCCTTGTCGATCTTTGCGAAGTCCATGTTCGGGTTATCCGCTTTCAACTTCTGGATGACAGCCAGCCATTCTTCATAGGTCTTGCCGTCCTTCTTCGCCTCCGCGTCCTGCCCCTTCAGCATCTCCGCGTTCTCCTGTGCCTCGCCCAGCAGCTGCACGGCGTAAGCCTCGGAGTCTGCGTTCCCTCTCATGACCTTCTCGCTGATATCCAGCTTCTTGACCCGCTCCTGAATTTCAAGGATGAAGTTCTTCCGTGCACTCTCGTTCTGCTTGATCTTGTAGATATACTTGTTATTGAACTTCTTCGCCAGCACATCGCCGCCCGGGATCTTCCGCATCACATCCGCGAAGTTTCGTTCCGGCGTCTCCGTGTCGTAGCCCCAGCCGGACCCCTTGTCGGCCCACTGGTCAAACTTCGCCGCGTCCAGATCCGCGTCCACCTCGTCAAGCATCCGCTGCTTGTTCTGCACGCGCCATGCCCGCAGCGTCAGCATCCGCGCGTCATACGCCGCTTTCGCCTCATAGACGTCCAGAATGCCCTTGCTGTTTTTCATCTTCCGCACGGCTTCCTCGCTGATATCTCCGCGCAGCAGCGCGCCGACGATCTTCTGGTCTTCCGCCGTCAGCAGGTTCTTGTTCATAACATACTGCACACGCCCACGGAGTTTCTTGACCTCCTTGCTGAGTTCCAACGCTTCTCCTGCCGACTGCGGGATCGCCAGCCCCAGCAGGTCCTTCGCCTTCTTCTGCCGGTCGAGATACCGCTGCGTGACCCGCAGATCTGCGGCAAATTCCTTGACCGCATTCCTCGCGTCATTTTTCGCCCAGTCCAGCCGCGCATTCGTCGCTCTGGCCTCGAACACATTCTGCTTGACCTTGCTGACCTCTGCCGCGTCCACGCCCTTGTAGCCCTCGATCCATTCGCGCGTCTTCCGGATTCCTTCGGCGACCTTGTAGATCTGCATGATCTGTGCGCCCGCCGTTTTGTTGCTCGCCGGGAACATCTGCGGCGCCTTCTTGTGGAGCGTCCAGTAAACGTCACGCACCGGCATCCCGTCGTCCCTGATTTGCATACTCTTCGCCGCCTGCTGCCGGAACTGATTCCAGTATCGGATATCCTCTTTGTCCTGCGCTGGGATGGAGATCTTCTGATTCTCGATGAACTTGAGGATCCCCTTGTACTCCTCGTAGTACGACTGGTTTTCCTCCATGCTGATCTCCGCCGCCGCGTCGACCAAATCGCCCACCAGCTTATTGTCCAGCTCGCCGGTCTGCAAAAACTTCCGCACGATCTGCTCCGTAAACGGCTGCAGCGTCTCCCGCTTCGCCTCCGGCGAAACGCCGAAGCCCCCCGCGATCTTCGCCAGCAGGAAGTTTTCCGCCCGCCTGGTGTACTGCGCCGCCTTCTCCCCCATCAGATCCCGATACCGGCCCTTTTTCTTTTCGTCCTCCTGCTGCGTCTGCTGCTCGTCCTGCGTCTGCTCCGCGCTGGCAGAGAATTTCCTCTTTGCCGTCTCTGCGGTAGTTCCAACACTTACAACATCTGAAAATTTTTCTCCGCGCAGGTTGACACTTTTGCCCTCATAGGATATACTACCTATAGAACCATTCCGCAGAAGGGACATGGGCATTTTGAAGCCCATGCCGCGAAGAAGCGGGATGGTTCTTTTTTCGTCTGCAAACAGAATGAAACTCCGCTTTATGAAGTTTTCTGGTGCCACGTCCTTCGAGTACGCGCTGGATACCTTCTGCATATCGTCAATCAGCAGACCATTTTCTGTTGGCCGCAGATCGAGGACACACATAATGTTCCGTCCGTCCTGCGCCTTTATCGCACCGAACATCACGAGACGGCTGTTTCCGTACTGGCTTCTCGCATTGTTTTTGCTTTTCAGAATCAGAACCGGATCGTCCAGAATCTCCGGGATCCGCTGGATCTCGCGGATCGTCATTTCCGAATGCTCCTTCAGAATGGTGCTGATCTTTTCGCCGTTCATATAAATATCGCTTTCGATTGCCCCCAGCCCTTGCAGCGTCGCGCCGGTCTCACCCAGCGCAAAGGACGTGCCCTCCGGCATCCCGGACTTGTACCATGCCGCCACTCTGCTTTTGAAATCCTGTGCAATCGACATCTTCGCCGGCGGCGCTCTCGCGCTGCCGGATTTTTTCTGCCACTGGCCAACCTCCATCTTCACGTCCGCGCGCAGCTGGTTTGTGCCGTAGTCCGTGCGGTTCATGCCGGCGTAGGTATCCGCGACGATCTCCTCGACGTAGGCGTCCGTGTCGTCACCGTAGATCCCGGCGTAGGCGTCCACGTAGCTTTCGATCATTGCCTTTGTGATCTTGCCCTCGCCCAGCAGCCGCTTCTGGATCTTCGCCGCCATCTCCGGCCAGCGCTTGACAAGCAGGTGATATCCCTCGTGCTTCGCCAGCTCGAACGCAGAATACTCCTCGCTGTCCGCCCGGATGAGCACGGAGCCGTCCTCCGTCACGGCAGCGTCCGCATAAAACGTCTGCCCATCGATCTCCTGCGTCAGCTGCCCGGTGAAGAACCGCGCGTTCTGCACGCCCATCGACCGGAAGAATTTTGCCGCCGCCTGGATATCCTCGCTTCTGGCCTCTTGTCCCTTCGGCATGACGCGCACTTTTTGCGCGTTGTTCTCTCCGAAACCGAGATCCGAAAGCGTTACTTCATCCCAAGCTTTTGCGAGATCTCTTGCACCCTGCGCTCTCTTTCTTCCGGCGTCAGCTCTTTGCTGCTGCGCTGTGCTTTGGCGAACGCCTCCATCCTGTCCTTCGGCACGCTGACCAGCCTGCCCGACTTGTCCTTCATCAGTAACCTCGATACTGCCATTGTTTACCCCTTTCTGCCCTGCGGCAAGGCCCGCTCGATAGGCGGCTGCCGCCACGTCCTGATTCATTCCTTCGGCGTAGCGCATCGCCCGCTGCTCACTCGCGCCGAGTCTGCCCTGCTCATAGACCTGTCCGAAGCTCTGCGCATACTGCTCCGCCGGCATGCCCGTCGTGTTCCCGTTCAGGAAATACGCCGCCGTCTGCTCGTCGTAGCCTGCTCTCTGTGCCTGCGTCTGCAGATACTGTTCCTCCTGCTGCAGCGCGGCTTCATCGAGCGCCTGCTCCGCGTCCGCCGTCTGCCGCTGGGCATACTGCACCGGATCCAACTCTCCCATGTTCTCTGTCCCCGGAATTGGCGCAAATAAGCTGTCCTGGTCGTACTGCCGCTGCGCCGCCTGCTGGGCCTGCTGCACCGCCTGGACGCTCTGCTGTGCCCGATTCTGCTCCTGCTCCTGCTGGTACTGCTGCGCAAGCCTCTGGTTCTCCTGCGCCGTCTCCTCCGCGCTCTTGTAGATCTGGAACGTCTTCTCGTCCGCCTCGGTCTGCGCCTGCTCCTGCCGGGCCTGTTCCTGCAGCTGCTCGAGCCTGGTCAGCGTCTCCGGCACGCGCGGCTCCTGCCCTTCGTCCACGGCTGCCTGCTGCTCCTTCGCGACCTCACGCAGCGTGTTCTCCACGGCCTTCTGCGTCACCTCGCCGCCATCGTCCACGGTCTGCTGCAGTTCCTCGGCCAGCTGGTGCGCCTTCGTGCCATCTTCCTGCGCCATGCCATAGTCGATTACGTCCTGCACTTCGCCAGCCTCGATGACCGCTCTGGCCGTCTGCGTGACGTTTGCTTCCAAAATCACGCGGTTCACGCCCGCATACGTCCCGGACATGGCAAGACCGGACAGTCCGCCCGCGAGGAACGAAAGGCTGTCTTCTTTTGCGAAGTCTCCGACCATCGCCGCCAGCGCCTGTGCCGGCGTCCTGCCCTCTGCGATATAATTTGCGTAGGCCGTCATGACCTCACCCCGGTCATGCTTTGCCACCACGTCATACGCGCGGTTGAGCCAGTTGGACGCGATCTCTTCCGCGCCTTCCGACGCGAACGACCGCAGTGCCTTCCTCCACACGGCCTTCCCGCTCAACATGTTCTCGATGATATCGCCCACAGAATACTTTTCCGTGAAGCCCTCGATCGCGCCCTCGACGATACCGTCGACCAGCGCGTCCGCGTTGGACTTGCCGTTCTGAATGCCCTCATAGACAGAATCCGCCGCGACCTGCGAGCCCATGACCCAGTTCATCGTCTCCGCGACCGCGTCCTTCGCCCCCGCACCGGCCACGCCGCCAAAGGTTCCCACGAGCCCCGTCGAGACCGCCATGTTGACCGCGCTGTCCAGCGCCGACGTGCCCGCCTGATAGAGGAACTGCCCCGTCGGGTTCATATTCTGCATCACGCTCTGCCGAATGCCGGAGGACAGGCGCGACGCGTTGTACGCTGGGCTGTAGATGTTCGTCGGCATATCCTCATTTTGATATCCGCCCGCCCACTTCGGCAATACGCCGCGCAGCGACTCCACATTGCCCAGTGCCTTCCCCGGCGCCAGCGCCGCAGAGAACAGCGTCGCCGCAGCTTTCCCCGCGAAGGATCCGCCTCCCATCTCCTGCGCCACCTGGTCGAGTTTCTGCGCGTTGTCGTAGTCGTCCAGCACCTTCTGCCATTCCGCCAGCCGCTTGAGCGTGTCGTCGCTGTAGCCTTTTTCGTTGAGCGCCGTCTTCGCGTCGTACTTTGCATATGCCCGCACCTGATATCCGTTCAGCTCCTGCCCGCGGTACTGCCGGAGCAGATTCTGGTCTTCCTTACTCAGGTTCCCGATCGCCTCCTGTGCCCGGGCCAGCACGCTCTGGCTGTCGACCTGCGCCTTGCGCTCCTTCAGCGCGTCGATCTCGTTCTGCAGCTGCGTCACGCTCTTCCCATTTTCCGAAAGCCCGGTCCCGGAGAAATGCGTGTCCGCCTGTTCGATCTCCAGCGCCTCGATCTGCTTGTCCAGCTCCTGCGACGTCCGCCGCATCCCGCGCACCTGATCCCGCTGCACGGTCTGCGCCGCTTTTGCACGCCGGTTCTGCGCATCCACGTCCTCCCGCACCTGCTGCGTGGCCGGCGCAAACCGGCCGGCCAGCAGTGCGCTCTGTCCCTGCAGCGCCAGCGTCCCAAGCTTCAGCCCCTGCGCCGCCTCCACGCCGCGCAGATAATTCTGGTACGTCCCGTACTGCGTCTGCATCGCGGAAGACCGTCCGTATTCCTGCTCTGATACCTTCCCGTCGGTCTCCGCCCCCGCATTCTCCGTCTTCTTCTGTCCGCTCGCCCGGCCCTTCAGCGCGGCCCCCGGCTCGATCTGCGCGAGCTCCGCTTCGCGCACGGCATTCTGATATGCCATAAACGCCGCATACTGCTTATGCAGCGGGTCGTCCACGGTCGTCTGCGTGCTCTGCGCGTTCTTCCCGTAGTCCGGGTTCGGCAGGCCGTACTTGCTCGCGATCTGGATCTGCTTCTGGTTCAGCGTGATTCTTCCGCCGCGATAGGCGGAGGGAGCCTGCTGTGTGCTGGCTCCCTGTCCGCTGCGGATGCTCTCTGCAATCCGCTTTTGTTCCTCTGTCAGTGTGATTCGTCCCATGCTTCCCTCCGTTACCGCTGCCGTAGATACGTCGCGCCGTAGTATTCCAGATACGCCTTGAACGTATTGGACTCCAGCGCATTGTAGCCCTTGCTGTTGAGGTAGTTGTCCAGCGTCCGGCTGTCCAGATATACATTCGGGTTCTTTGCCCGGTACGCCTGCGCCGCTTTTGCAAGCGTGTTGTTCTTCTTGTCGCTCAGCTTTGAAGATGAACTGCTTCTCCCACCGCCGCCTCCGCCGCCGGATTTCTTCGCCGCGGCCTGCTCCGCCGCCAACGCCTGCAGGTAGGCTGCGTTCTCGTTGTTTGCCTTCTGCGCCCAGTAGTCGAGCATCGTCGCCCACTGGCTCTGGTCCAGCGACCGTTCCGAGTTGTACGCGCTCCGCGCATCCGAAAGATCCGAATAATAATCGCTGACCGTATCCCGGTACCGGCCGTAGTCCGTATCTTCCCGGCCCTTCACGAGGCTGTACTGGTTATAAAGGTCCGTCCCCTCATCCTGATACCGCTGATATGCCTGCTGCTGCAGCTGCGGCACGATGTCGTTGAGGTTCTGCAGATACGCATTGTACGCCTGCTGGCCTACCTGCTCACCGTATGTTGAGCCATAGCCGCCCGTGAGTGCCGCCGCCTGCCCCATCGTGTCCTGCATGGCCAGCCGCCCGAGCCGCTGGTATTGTTCCCTGTACTGCTGGTACAGAGGATCCGTCCCCATGTCATAGCTGAATTTCTTCCGGTTCCGGATCTGGTCATACAGGCTCGTCAGCTCATCGTCCCATCGCGACTGATACGCGCCCGGCTTGCTGGCCTTGACCTGCTCCAGATACGCCTGCGCCGCCTGCACGCTGCCCGACGGCGTGTACCCGCTCTCCAGCCCGTTCAGCTTACTTCTCGTGTAGTCCGACACGCCGGACATGGTGTAAGGGCTGTTCCTGGTCTGATAGCTGCCGCCGTAGTTCCTCGTCGTCTGGTTCTTGTTCACCAGCTGCGACTGGTAGCTGCCGTCCGCGTTCACGCCCGTGATGCGGTACGTGCCGCCGCCGGTCACGACCTCGTCGCCGGTCGAAAGCCCAGCCGGGGCCCTGCCGCCCGACTCTACTCGATATACGCTCATAGTCTCACCGCCTTAAAGCTTGAAATGTGTCGCGTACTGCTTCGGCATGTACGCCTGGTTGTAGGCATTGAAGTACCCCTGATAGTAGCTGTTGTACTTCGCCGCCTCGTTCGAATACTTCGTCGTCTCCCCGTTGGCGTCGCAGATCTTCATCCCCAGATACCAGCGGTAAATTTCATCATACGGCCACGGGATCAGCAGCTCCGTTTCCAGATCCACGTCCTCCCCATAGCCCGTAAACGGCTCCGGTTGCTTCTCGTGCTCGTGCGTACAGATGATATCCCGATACACGATTCCGTCCAGCTCCGACAGCCACCGGACCTTATCCGGCGTCTCGTACTGGTTCGACAGTAACCGGTCGACCGTCTCGATCGCTTCCCGAATTTTCATTTTTCCTCCTTACCAAAAGAAGGGGCATTTCTGCCCCTTCCTCTGCTTCCTGCCGTCATGGGCATTCACTTGTCAGTTGTCCGCCTGCGCGCGGCGGAAGGCTTCCTCCTCCGCCATCCGCGCGTTCATCAGGACTTCATACACCGGCAGCGGGACCTGCACGTCCTTGCCCTTCGGCACCATGAACGTCCGGCCGTTCACCGCCACAAAGCGGCTCTGCTCCTCGTTCTCCTGCCCGCGGGGCAGGTAGATCGTCTTCATGACGTTCCACACGTCTTCCTGGTTTGCCTGTACAGCCGCCGCAGCGGTCTCTTTCGTTGCCATGCTATGTGCTCCTTTCTCAGTTCGCCTCGTCCGTGCCGGAGTATGCGCTGCAGCTCTCCACGCGGACCATGCGGTCCTCGTACAGCAGCTTCGCCGCCATCTCCGCCTTGTAGCCGACGGTCGAGAACTGGTTCAGCGGGCCGCCGATCTCGTCCTTGCCCTTGACGATCATCTCAAGATTGCCGCCCTCCGGGTCGATCATCTTGTATGCGTCCTTGCCGAGGAACAGCGTCGCGTACACGCTGTAGTAGGTCGCAGGAGGCGAGCCGCTGTCGCCGGCCGCGCTCTTGACCGGGCAGGTCGAGTTGTTGAAGATCTTCGCTTCCGTCGTCTCGACGAAGCGCACGCCGTGCAGCTCGCCGATCTCACCCGAGAACAGCGGCGTGACGTCTGCATACTTGTGCGCCTCGACCCAAGCGTCCGAGGACCGCAGGTCGTATGCGACCGACGGATGGATGATCGCGACATACTTGCCGTCGATCTTCGGAGCCTTCATTTTCTTCAGCGTCGTCACGGCCTTGTTGACCTCGTCCGGTGTCAGCTTCGCCGTTAGGTCGAGGCCAGAACGGCTGGTGACTGCCGTATGCGCGCCGCCCGCTGCGACCTTGTCGCAGTACTGCACGTTCGAGCCTGCCACAACCGCGTCGCGCACGCGCTTGTCGATGGACGTGCCGGCGGAAGCGCCGAGTTCCTCGGTCGCACCCAGGATGACGTTATCCAGCGCATGCAGCTCCAGCTGGTCGGAGACCGTCACGTACAGGCCGATCTGCTTGATCGCGCCGGTCGTGCTGGTCTGGCCCATCTTCTGGCCGGTCGGGATGACGCCTTCGGTCAGCTCCTCCGCGTCCTTCAGCGTGTTCCACTTGCGCCACTCGACGGTCTTGCCGTGGTTGCGCGGCAGTGCCTGACGGCCTGCCAGCTGCGCATGCACGAGGTTCGGCCGTGCGTTCTCGAGCAGCTGCGTGTCGTAGAACGTCTTCATGGTCGGTGCCAGCGTGTTGGCGCTGTCAAACACCGTAGTCGTGCCGGTGCCTGCGTTTACGTAGTTGCCGGTCGCGTTGACGAGCGTACCGGCGTCAGCAAAAAACTGAAATCCGACTTTGGATTTAAACATAGCTTCTTATCTCCTTTCTCAGGGGATCACTCGTTCCCCTCTTGCTGCGCGGCGGCGCATGTCCTCCACCTCCGCGCGTGACCAGTGTGTTTTCATCGGGACGTTCTCTCCGCCCGCAGCGCCGGAGCCGATCTCCTGCGGCCTTGCGCCCTGTGCCTGGATGGTCCGCATGACGTTCTCCCGCGCCTGGTTCGCCACCAGCTGCGCCTGTGCCTGTGCGATCTCCTGCTGGTGGATGACCTCATAGGCCGTCTTCGGCGGCACGCCCGCGCCCATGAGCCGTGCAAAATCCGGGTTCTGCATCTCGGTCTCAAAGTCCGCGCCGTACCGCGCCGTCACATCCCGGGCAAAGTCTGCCTGGATCCCGGCGAAGGCTTCTCGCATCTGGTACTCCTGCAGCTGCCGCCGCATGGCCGTATTCTCGGCCCGGCCCGCGTACTCCTTTTTGAGCGCGTCCGTCGTCGTGCCCTTCTCCATGGCCTCCGCGCTATAAAGCCGCTCGTCAGCGGAAAAGCGCTGTGCCAGTGCCGCGAAGTCCGTCTTCCTCGGGTCCGACGTGTCGATCCCATAGAGCGCGCCCAGCTGGTCGATGATCGGCGCCATCGCCTCGGCCTGCCCCTTGTACTGGTTCAGCCCGCGCACGCGCTGCTTTACGACCTTCTGCACCGCAGAATCAAAGTCCTGCTTGTACCGGCCCCGGATCAGACTGTCGAACGTTTCTTCCTGTGTACCCTGTCCCTGAGCGTCGGGGACGTTGACCGGCTGCTGCTGCACCTGCGCCTGTGCGGCTGCCTCCTGCCCGCTCTGCTGACCGGCGACGTCAGCTGCGCCCGTGGTCTGAGCGCCTGCGCCCGTGAATTCGCCTTCCATGCTGTAAATTCCTTTCTGGCGTTTATTCTAAAATCATCGTAGCACAAACTTTTCAGATTTTCACCCCACGCGGATCAAGTCGGCTGTGCACTTTCTTCCGACTTTTTGCGCGCATTCTCCACGATCTTCGGCTCCTGCGTCTCGCCGGTGTTGATCTCCGGCTTCTTTGCTGCCGCGGCGCTCGCCTGCGGGACTGTCTGTCCGCCCTCCTGCAGGATCTGCTGCGCCAGCCCCTCACCCATGACCGGATCGTACCGGTCTGCCAACGCCAGCGCCAGCTGCTGCCACTCGACCAGCCGCTGCTGCAGGTCCGCGTTCTCCTGGACCTTCTGGATGATTGAGTCCTTCCCGTCAAAGTCCATCATGTCGAGCGTTGCAAGCGTCTGGTCCACCATCTGTGGGTTGAAGAACCCCAGCTGGAAGAACTGCAGCGCCAGCTCGTTCTGCGCCATGGACGCGTACTCGCTTGCCTTCTGCGCCGAGACCTCAATGTCGAAGACCGGTTTCCGCAGCCCGTCCGGCTGTCCGTTCGCGCCGTAGAGCGTCTGTGGCTGCAGCCCCTGATTGCTGTACTGTACGAACTGCTCTGCCCCGCGCTGCCCGATGATTCGGAACTGCCTCGGCAGATCATAGAACTGCCGGATACGCTCAATGACCATCCGGATCATCCGCGCGTAGGCCCGGTAAGCCGACTTTGTGGAGTCCTTGCTGCTCCGGCCGGACGCTTCCTGTAGCGCCGCAATGGCCGAGGCCGCCGTCACGCCGGAGCTCGTCGCGCCGTTGTTGACGTCCGTGTTTCCCGTCGTCCACTTGAGCTCCTCAATTTTGTCCCGCAAGATCGCAATGTAATTGCTGCTGATCATGTTCACCTGGATCGGAACCAGACTGTCCTGCCCCAGATTCCCGTCCACATGCACGAACGGCTTCGTCCAGTCCGCAAACTCCTGCTCGTTGACCGACCCGTCCGACCGCTTGAACCACCGAGGCGTCGTCGCCATGATCGCGTTCTTCACGATCGCCTGGTTCATCCGGTCGATCTGCTCCTGCGTCGACTTGCCGATGTCGATATACCCATACCCGGCAATGCTGCCCTCCACCGGGAACAGCGCGTCGACCACAAACGGGTATTCCCCGTCGTCATACAGCCCCGTCTCGGCCATGGGCCGCCCGGCCGGCTGCTGCACAATGCTCCCGTCCGGCAGCGTCAGCGTGTCATATTTCTGTTCCGTATCGTTCTCCGTCGCCTGCAGGATGGTGTCGCCCACCAGCTTCGCAAAGTGCAGCACCTGCCGGCCGTTCTGATATTTCTTGTAATACCAGTCCACCACCATCGACTTGTTGTCAAAATTGATGACGTCGTCCGTGTTGTACTTCTGCTGGATCTGCGGATTGGAGTTGAGCTTTCCCTGCAGCTCCGGGTATTTCGCGAGCAGCAGATCGTTGTCCACCATCTCCGTCAGGAAGATGTTCTTCGACTTCTGCAGATCCCGGACGCCCGGCTCCCAGAAGAAAGACAGAATATCTACCGGCTGCACCGAGATATCCCCGAGGCCGTTCAGCTTCGAAGAATCCCACTTCACGTGCCAGATGAGCGTGCCCTGCTTGAGCTTCGTCCACTGGCTGTCCGAATAGACCTCTTCGAAGTCGTTCTGTTCCAGAATGACCGGCAGCACCGAGGAAAGCTTCGCCGCCTCCTCCCGGTCGTCCGGTTCCCGCGGGCGGATGGCCGGGGCCGGATAGGCCGCGATCGCGTCCGCGTGCTTGCCCATGATGACGTTGAAGAGCCACGCCGACGTCCACTTGTCATCCTCCGGGTTCCCCTTTTGGATCCGCTGCCAGCTGCGCATGCGCCACCAGTCCTCCGACGCAATGACCCGCGCCTCCAGCGCGCTCTTGCCCTGCCGGTATTTCTGCAACGTGTCCATGGCCTTTCTGGCCTGCTCTTCGCCGATGGCCTTTCGCGCCGTCAGCCCGCTCGCCATGTCATTCTGCATGGTCGTCTGCATCTGCTCTGTCTGCATTGTCCGCTTCCTCCTTCCGCAGGTCTTCCGCCGTGAGTCTTGCCACTTCGTTCTGGATCCCGTCCAGCACAAATCCCACGATGACCGGCGGCAGCCCCGCCTCGTTGATGGCCTCGATCAGCCGCCCCCGCAGCTGCACCACTGCTTTTGTGATATTCATAGCTCCTCCTATCCGTTATAACTGCTGATTGCCCGGTTGAGCGCTTCCTTGAGCGCAGAATAGCTGTTTGCAAAGTACGCCGCTTCCAGCTTCGTCCCTGCCGATACCGTGCTGACGCTTCCCGCGCCTGCCAGATTCCCGATGGCGTTTGCCGCCTCGTTGTAGATGGCCGCCGTGATTGTCTGCCCGGCGTAGGCCGTCGTGAAGGAAATGCTCCCGTAGCCTCTGGCGGCCCGGACCTCGTTGATCTTCGCCGTCATCCGGTTCCAGCTTGCCGCCGTCAGGTATGTCACGGCCTTCCCCGCCGCGATATACGACGCATCGTCGCTCGTCCACGCGAAGGCCGCGATCTGTGCCTTCGTCTTGCCGGATACGGTGTTGGACGTCTTCGAGTCCGTCCCGGCCTTGTTGACGATCCAGAAATAATACGTCGTGCCCGGGTCCAGCCCCGAGACCGTCACCGGCGAGCTGCCGATCGACTGCGAGCCGATGGCCGTATAGCTCGTCTTTCCCCAGTAGAGCGTCCAGCTTCCGTACCCGCCGCCATTCTTGTTCCATGTGACCGTCGCCGTATTCTTCGTCAGCGTGACCCCGCTGATGTATGGTGCGACTGCCGTGATCTTCGTCTTGTAGTACACGCGCACGGCCTGCCCGCTCGTAATGGGGATCGTCTCCGTCGCCGCGTGATTTGTCGCATACCCTTCCGACGCGAGCCTGAAATACTGGAATTCATACTCCTGCGAATACGTCTGGTACTGCGTGCCGGACATGGACAGGAAAAACGAATTGCCGATTGTGCCGGAGACGGACCCGTCTGACAGCGTGTGCTGCCCGTCCAGGTAGTTGTAGATCGGAATCGTCGTGGTCTTGCTCTGGTAGTAGACCTTTACGGTCTGCCCTTCCTGGATGGGGATCGGGTAGTTCGCTCCATGCTCCGTGTTGTAGTTCTGCGACGAGAGCCGGAAGTACAGGAAATGATACTGCTGCGAGTACGTCTGATACTGCGTGCCCGCGGCCGAAATGTAAAACGTATCTCCGATATCGCCTTTGAAGGACCCGCTCGCCAGCTGCGTCAGGTTATCCAGGAAGTTTAGAATGCTGACCGTCGCCTGCGAGGTCGACTGTGCCAGCGTCCGCACGCTGATGGAGTTTGTCTCGGCGACAAGCGCCCCCGTGCTGCTGTTGTAGATCCGCACGCGGCAGATATACAGCGTGTCCGGTGTCAGACCAGTAATGACCCGGTGGGCCGTTGTCGTGCCCGCAGTCGAGTCCGTCACCGTCGCCATGACCTGTCCCGCAAGGATATATTCATATTTCCGTTTGTACTTCGTCGTTGACGACATACCGGATACCGTCAGCGTGATACTTGTCGGCGTACCCGATGCGCCGGATAGCGTTGCCACTCAGACCACCTGCCTATCCGAACACCGGCGTAATGCCGCTTACGCCGCCGGAAGCGATAAACCGAATACTCCCGTCCGATTTTATCTGCATACTGGCTGTCCCAGCCGCGTTCTGCAGATACACATCGCCGCTTGTCGAGCGCACGCGCACCGCCGGACCGGACAGGTCGACCGCATAGGCTGCCGAGCTGGAGGACGTAAACTGCAGACTTCCCTCCGCGCCGCTGATCTTGCCGTTCGAGAAGTTCGTACCCGCGATCTCAAGACCGTTGCTGATGATGTTGATCTCATCCATGATCTGCTTGAGCTTCTTCTGGATGCTCGTACCGTCGAGCTTCAGATCCGTCGCGTTGATCGTTCCGCCGATCTCAGCCCCCGTGCACGTCAGCTTGCCGTTCGCGTCGACCTTGAATTTGTCCTTGATGGAAAGCCCGCTCGTGCCGAAGTACATGCTTGCGCTGCCTCCAAATTCATTGGCTGTGCGGTAAATGCTGCTTTCCGAGATCGTCCACGGCCCGAACGTCGAGTCGGCCGCCGCCGTGATCTTCCCCGACAGCACCGCCCCCGCCGCCTCCAGCGTCCCGGATGGGAAATGCAGCTTCTTGTCGCTTAAATACGCGACCTCCTGCCCGTCCTGCCAGAAGCTCACCCGGTCCGGCGTCACCGTCACCAGCTCGTTCTTCGTCTGGTCGATGACCCGTTCGCCGCCGTCCGTCACCGTCGTCTCGATGTTCCCCACGCCCACGCCGTAGACCGGCACAGCGTCCTTGTAGTACAGCAGCCCCGTCTTGATATACTGCTTCGAATTGACGGAAAACTGGTTGTTGACGCCCGCCGTGTACTCATACAGCTGTTTGATGCCGACGGAGTTTCCCTCGATCGTCAGCTGTGTCTTCTCGAGATACTTGCCGAAGTCCGAGATGGCCACATAGCTGCCGGACAGCTTCGTCGACCACGTCTCCGAGTTCGCCGCGGCGAAGTCCGCCGTCTTGATGATGAGCGCTTTCAGCGCCCCGTAGCCGGAGAGCGTCGTTTTTTTCTCCGCCTCGGAGAGGCTGTCCGCGTCGATGGCCTGTGAGATCTCCGTCAGCGTCGCCTTCGCCGACCAGTCGGCGAGGTTCAGCTGCTCGGTCACGCTGCACAGATACCGCCGCATGCTCTCCAGCTGCTCCTGCGTCGTCTTCCCCGCGATCGACGGGTATGCAAGTGTTAAAGATCCCATTATGCGTCACTCCCTGCCTCTAAAACTCGCGCCAGACTGAACAGCTTCATCTCGCCCTTCCCCGTCAGCCGGAACTTCAGATGGTCACATCTGGCCGGGCGGATGGGCAGCAGGAAGGTCCTGAGGCCTCGCCCCTCGATATGCCCGCAGTGCCGCCAGACGCCATCGGAATCGTACTGCACCCAGAAATCGACCGAGGAGCCCTTCGGCAGCTGCATCCGCAGGTTGATTCGGGACACATACTTCTTCCCGACCAGCCCATACGTCATGATCCCCGTCTCCGCCATCCAGCCGACCGGGGCTTCCAGCGTCCCGACACTCCCGTACACAGTCCTGAGCGTTCCATCCTCAAGGAAGTACAGCTCATCGTCCACCCGCGCGAAGTCCTTTGCGTGTGTGCTGTCCTCCTTGTGCCACAGGCCTTTTCTCGTGTCGTAGACGAACAGCGACCAGTTATGGCCTTCATCCTCCATGCTGATGAAATACTTTCCTCTGGCGCCGCCGGCCACGGCGTTGTAATACAGCTTCGTCCCGAAGCAGCTGCCGATCTCCTGCGGCAGACTCCCGTCGTACACGCAAACGCCCATGCGCGACTTGTAATACAGCCGGTCATCCACCACGACCAGGCTCTTGCTTGACCCATTCTGCACGCCCGCGCATTTCTGCACGACCACCTGATGCGCCCCCGTCGCCGACGGATACACCCGGTGGAAGCAGTCCTCCTTGAAGAAGATCGGGCTGTCCGCCAGCGTCGCCGCGCCCGTCCACTTTCCGTCCGTGCCGCAGCTCGCGCGCCACGAATCCGTCGACACGCCCTGGTAGCACTCCCAATTCTTGAAGTCGCCCAGCTTGCAGCAGTAGATCTCATTGACGGTCTCGCCGTCCGCCACGCCGTACTTGCAGCCCCACAGCCGGTTCCCGCTCTCGGTGATGAAGTCCATGCTTGGGACCTTCCGCGCCGTCTTCACGGTCCCGCTCGTCACCTTCGTCGTCTCGTCGACAAGCCCGACAATGACGATATAGCTCTCGCCCACATCGTAGAGGATCTGACTGCCGTTGAGCTTTTCGACCTGCTCGTTTCCGGTCAGCCCCGAAAGCCGGATGCCGTCGTACTGCTGAAAGCCCTTCCCGATGCCGTTCGCGGAAAGCTTCAGATACACCGTCGGCACGGATACCCACTGGCTCGTCGCCTCCGCCCACTGCTTGAGCGTGTGGAGCTTGCCGGACGTATCCAGCCAGTACTGGCCATTCGTCGGGTTTTCCGGCTGGCTGGCTTGCTTATAGCTCACCGTCAGCGCCGTCCCGTCGACAAGACACAGGGAAATGTCAATGTTCGTGCTTGCCGCGTTGACGGTGTTCTCCTGTCCCATGTATCCGTTGTCGGAATACTTCTCGGTGTTGAAGTAGATCCCGTCCGGGAAGATGCACAGATACGCGCCCATGGAAATGAGCTGCTTTTCCCCCGCCGAGATCGACACGGACGGCATATACGCCTCCATCGAAGCGCCGTTGATATAAAGCACCTGGTCCTGCACCCAGCACAGCGCATCCTTCGCCAGAATGCCCTGCACCCCCTCGATCGCCTGCGCCGTCCCCCGCCTTGGCCGCGGCGCGAGCAGCGGATACTCGTCCGCCGACAGATTCTCCATGTCGTAAAACTCCCCGTCCGCCAGCTCGAGGTTGTGGTTGTATCCGAGAAAGACCTCCGTCATCATGGTCTGCTTCTCAGTCTCCGTCAGTTGTGGTGCCAGCATGGCCTTACCTCCGTTTCATCATGTCCAGGGGATCAAACAGAACCGGCGGTGCTTCTGCCGGTACCGTCGGCTTGATTGGCCGCGACATGCACATATACCGCCATTCGTCCGCGCAGTGATCCTCCATTTTCGTATCCAGATCCTCCACCTTGTGCTCGTCATACATGAGCATCGGGATCGTCCGGATAAACGCTTTGCACCCTGCAAATACATACATTCTCGGGTATCCATCCGGGTCAAACTGTAGCCGGTAGTGGCACTGCATCCACCCCGCAATGCGCTCGTTGTCTCCCGGTGAAAAATATACACCGTATTTCGCTGCGGTCTGCATGATGCTCTCTCCGCGATCCGCCGCCCAGCACGCCGGGTCGGCGACGCCGATGATGTTCTTCCCTTTGAGCCACGCATGCGTCCGCTCGATCCTGCTGATCTCCGCAAACTGCTTGTCCGGGTTCCACTTGACGCCCTCGTTCGGTGTCTTCGTGCATCCGTAAAGCTCCAGAATGCGATAGATCACGCCGTCATAGTCGACCGCCCACCACGCACAGGAAAACGGCTTGCCGTAGCCAAAGTCATAGCTCCTGCAGATCGTCCACCCGTCCGGGATCTCAAACGGCTCAATGACATGCGTCCAGCGCCGGTCTTTGTAGTGTTCCGGATCGTCCCGGAAGTCCTCAAAGAATTGCCCTTCGTAGACGTCCCACCTGCCATACAGCCATGCCTCGCGCAGCTTCGGCGGCAGTGTTTCGAGCTGCTCGATATACTCCGGCTGGATCTGCATCAGGACTTTGTTGTCCTGCACCAGCGCCTGAATGAAGCTGTAGTTTTCCGGCTTCTCTTTGTCCTCAAATCTGCGGTCAATGAACAGGCGCTTGAAATACGCATGTGCCGGGCCGCCCGGGTTCAGCGTGTAGTACGTCCGCTTTGGAAACGGGTTCGTGCCGCGCACGCAGGCGTTGATCTGGTCGATCCACTCCTTTTGCAGCTGCCCGGCCTCGTCAATGAACAGCACGTCGTATTCCGCGCCCTGGTATTGCCCCAGATCTCCCGCGTTGTCGCAGTAACCGAACGTGATCGTCGATCCGTTTGGGAACCGGAAGGTCTTGTCGGTGGTGTTGTACTTCGCGATCCCCGCCAGCTCTTTTTTCAGCGGCTCGATGTGGTTGTTCCGGAGCTCGGGCATCGCGCGCCTGACGATCAGAACCTTGATCCCTGCGAAGTGCAGTGCCAGCAGCTTTGCCTTCGTCCGCACAGCCCAGCTTTTCCCTCCGCCGCGCGCACCGCCATAGGCCACATGCCGGTGATGATCCAGCAGAAACAGCTTTTGCTTTTCGTTCGGTTCCCCGAAGCAGCGCTTTTTCATCCCGCGTAAGCCTCCGCCTCCGCCTCCATCGTGATCCTCTGGCTTTCATCCTTTTTTTCGCCCTCCGCATCCCGTCTGTAGCGGAACCCATACTCCAGCGCGAACTGCGCGCCCCGCTGAGAATCCCGGTCGAACAGTCTTTCGGCCGTATATTGTTCCACGCGCGTCTGCGCGCGCGAAATCGTGTCCATAAATTCTTTCCTGGCCTTGTAGTTGTACAGGCTCTGCCTGCTGGAAAATCCCAGCGCCAGCGCAAGCCCCGGGATCGTCGGCGGCTTCCGCCCCACCCAGACCGGTGTCCCGTCTTTCTGGTTGAAAACGATGCGCCCGTCCTCATCCCGCAGGATCTCTCCCTTGCAGCTCTCAAAATACGCTTCGATCAGCCCTTCGATCTGCTCCACGGATTCATACTTCGGTTTCCTCGCCATGGCTCACGCCTCCCTTCTGCTTTTCAGCATAGCGTATCCGGAAAATCTTTTCACCCCACGCACGCAGAATGAGCGCATACGGCGTTCCGCATGCGCTTCGGCTCTCATTCTGTTCTTTCGTAGTATCGGAGCTTCGCCGCCGCGATGCTGCACCGCACGTAGTCAAAGCTGGCGCAGTATCGCGTGATGTAGTCTGACGTCTCCCGCCGTTCAGGAAATGCGAGCACGCATTCTCCCTCGCAGCGGATCGTCTTTTTCCCGGCTGCCTGCCAGAATGGGCAGATATACTCCCTGTGCCAGTAGTCGCTCGTCCCTATCACCCTTTCGTCTTAAAACCTTACGCATATACAAGGCTTAATTTAAGCGGCTCCCGTTCCGCTTGTGCTCTGATCTTGGGTCGACTACATACTTATAATATTGATACCCGTACTTTGTCGTCCGGGCCTCTACGAGAATGTAACCTCGCGGGGCGACGGGCGGTTGCTTAGGGCTGTACTCGCGCACGGCCTCGGTCGCAGGTTCCGGCTCGGGGCGGATACAATTTCGCGTCGCCTTGTACCGGTGGCCGCCGAATTCTTTTCTCCAGTGCGCATGCAGGTAACTGGCAAGTGCTGTGTAGTCCTGCCCGTGGTCGACCTTGTTTCCCTGCTCGTCTATATAATAGTTGTGCTTTCGCAAGTGCCGAACCTCGATCACGCTGCCGAGCCCCCAAAGCCCGCCGATGGCTTCTTCCGGGATCCCCTCTGTTACCAGGTGCAAATGGAAGCGATTGGTTGTTTTTCCTCTTCCGTAGAAAGCAACGATTTTGGCCTCCGGATAGTGATACTGCATGCGGCGCACAAGGTTGTCGCGCACTCTGCGCATTTCCTCTGCGGTATGTACCTCGTTTTCTGTATCCAATGTCAGGGTTGAATACAGGCTTGTGGGCGAGAAATTGGCGTTCATCAGCGCAACGAGCCGATCCAGCGATTGCTTGCTGTTGAATTCATCTCGTTCTTCCTGCGACTGGAACCGCGGCTTTCGCGGTTTGCTGGTTTTTTTGTCCGCGCCATCGGACACGGTATAAACGATCTGCGTACATACCGCCCCTGTAAACAGGCG